GAGGAAACAATGAGAAAAAGAAAAAACTATATAGTGACTATTATAGCGAAAAATTATAGACAAGAAGTTGAAGTTAAGGCTGAAAGTAAAAAAGACGCAGAGAATATGGTTGATAATGTTTTACTAGGTTGCGAATATTTTGTTTTTGATGATAAGAGTCAATATAAATTAGAAATTAGAAGAAAGAAATGGAGGGAAAAATAAGTGAATACTGATGAGTTAAAACAAAAATTGTTAAGATGTAGAGATATATCTTTTAATGATGTTGAATTAGATGATTTAGAAGATATAAGCAAAATTACTTTTAGCAAGAAAACTGATAGTAAAGAAAAAATAATAGATTTTATTAAGAGTTCTAAAAATCCATATATGTTTAAATGTAACGGAAAAAAAGTAAAGATAGAGTTTGCTAATACTAATCTTATAGCAGAAGATTCACTTACAAAAACTTTAAAAAATGTATATCAATAAATCAATTCTGCGATTATAAAAATCGCACAGATGAAATAAAATTATCTTCCTTATAAAATTGAGTTGTAATTTGAAAGGAGAGATAGTTATGGATATAAAAGATTATAAAATTGGACTTTATTTAAGAGTAGCACAAAAAGATGATGAGGCAATAGAAAGGCAAAAAGAATTAAATATTTCTTATTGTAAATATAGGAAATATCCTGAAATCAAAAAAATATATGCAGATAATGGATATTCTGGAAGAACGGAAAATAGACCTGCATATAAAAAGATGATAAGAGATATTAGAAATGGAAAAATTAATGTAATTGTTGTTTCTAATATGGATAGATTAACACGACAGCCTATATTTTTTTATCATAAAATAACAGAACTAATTTTAAAGAAACAATTGATAGTTATAAGTATTGCAGAAAGTCCATTAACTGATGAAGAATTATTTAATTTTAGATTTAGAATGTTTCTTATTGAAAAGCAACAAGAATTATTAGAAGAAGAAAGAAAAAATGGAGGTGTTGTATAATGCCTCGTAAAAAGAAAAAATTACAAACTGAAAAAAATATATGGAAAGTAGGTGTCTATTGTAGATTATCATCAGAAGATGGAGATAATGCTGAATCAGATAGTATAGGAAACCAAAGAGAAATAATAGAGTTCTTTCTAAAAAATGAAGAAAATATTGAGATAGTTGATTATTATGCCGATGACGGATATTCTGGCACTACTTTTAATAGACCAGAATTTAAAAGAATGTTTAATGCAATGGTTAATGGTGTAATAAATACTATTATTGTTAAGGATTTATCAAGATTTGGAAGAAATTATATTGAAGTAGGAAATTATATAGAGCAAATATTTCCTTTATATAATGTAAGATTTATTGCTATTAACGATAATGTAGATAGTTATAAAGACCCTAAATCAATAAATAATGTTATTGTACCATTTAAGAATTTAATGAATGATGAGTATGCAAGAGATATTTCTAATAAAGTTAGAAGTGTTCTTATGACTAAATCATTAAACGGAGAATGGGTAGGAGGTACTTGTCCCTATGGATATAAAAAGAATCCAGAAAATATACATCAATTAATTATTGATGAAGAAGAAGCACCTGTTGTAAGAAAAATTTTTAAAATGGCAGTTGATGGATATGGGCATATTAAAATTGCAAAATTTCTAAATGATAATGGTATTTTATGCAGAAAAGAAGTACAAAGAAGAAAAAAATATAAATTGAGTATGAATGCCGAAGAAGTGGAAATTGTTTATCATTGGAGTACATCAACTATTGGGAAAATGGTTACAAGCGAAATATATATAGGTAATTTAGTATGGAATAGAACAGGCTCTGTAAGTTATAAGGATCATAGGCAAATTTATAGACCTAAAAGTGAATGGGTTGTAGTCAAGGGAACTCACGAACGAATAATTAGTGATGAAGATTTTAACAGAGTTCAAGAAATAATTAAAGAAAGAAGTTGTAAGAAGAAAAAGCCAGAAAAATTAACAATATATAAGTATAAAATTAAATGTGCTGATTGTGGTAGAAGTATGTGCAAGATGGAAGATACAAGAGATGGACATATTTGTTCTAACTACTATTGCAGAAATTATAAGACTACTTCGGGTAAATGTACACCTCATAAAATTAGAACAAGTGATTTAGACTCTATGGTAATTGAAAGCATAATAATGCAAATAAAATCTGTTCTTAATATAGAAAAAGCAATTAAAAAAATAAAAGATAATAATTCTATTGATAAAAAAACTGAATATGAAAATATGATTTCAAAATTAAATAACGAAATAGAAAAACTTAAAAGACTAAAAAAATGTTCTTATGAAGATTGGAAATTAAATAAGATAACAAAAGATGAGTTTCTTAATTATTCAAAGGATTATGAACAAAGAATTGATAATTATAGCAATGAAATAAAAATTTATAATTCTAAAATAGAAGCAAGTTTAAAAGATATAAAGGAAGAAGAATATTGGATAGAACATTTTAGAAGAAATAAAAAGGTTAAGTCTTTATCAAGAGAAGTTATAGAAGATTTAATAGATTGTATATATGTTCACGAAGGTGGAGATATAACAATAAGATTTAAATATCAAGATGAATATGAAAGAGTATTAAATGAAATTAAAAATGAAACGGAGGAGATAATGTGAAAAAGTGGAATGTTGCTGCTTATTTAAGACTTTCATCTGATGATGGAGATAAAGCAGAATCAAATAGTATTAGTAATCAAAAAAGTATAATAAAACAATATGCTAAAAGATTTGATGATTTAAAGATAGTTGAATTTTATACTGATGATGGATACTCTGGTACTACTTTTGATAGACCTAACTTTCAAAAAATGATAAATGATATTAAAGATAAGAAAATAGATTGTATTATTGTAAAAGATTTATCAAGACTTGGAAGAAATTATATTGAAGTAGGAAACTATATTGAAAAAGTATTTCCTTTATATAATGTAAGATTTATTGCTATCAATGATAATGTAGATAGTTATAAAGACCCCAAATCAGTAAGTAATGTTATCGTTCCGTTTAAAAACTTAATGAATGATGAGTATGCAAGAGATATTTCTAATAAAGTTAGAAGTGTATTAGATAATAAAAAAGCAAATGGACAATTTATTGGCTCATTTGCTCCTTATGGTTATTTAAGAGACCCAAAAGATAAATACAAATTTGTAATTGATAAAGACGCCGCAAAGGTAATAAAGAAAATATTTACTATGATTTTGTCTGGTAAAAGTAAAAAAGATGTTGCAAACGAATTAAATTCATTAGGAGTTTTAACACCTAGAATGCATAAATTAGAAAATGGAACTGCGAAATGTGTTATAAAAGAAACAACTAAAAAATGGAATACTAAAAAAATTGACGAAATTCTAAAAAATAGTACTTATACTGGAGATTTAATACAAGGTGTAAGAAAAAAAGTTAGCCATAAAATTCATAAAAATAAAAGAGTTAATAATGATAATTGGATAGTAGTACCTAATCATCATAAAGCAATAATTACTAAAGATGAGTTTCAAAAAGTACAAGAATTATTATATGAAAGAAATATTAGAGTAACTGCAAAAAATGATTATGATATATTTGCAGGACATTTAAGATGTAGTGAGTGTGGTAATAGTTTAATTATAAGAAAGTCAAAATATCATATATATTATTATTGCAAAACATATTTAAAAGAAAAAAACTGTATATCTAATTCATTTCAAAAAGAAAAATTAGAAAAAATAGTTATAGATTTATTAAATAGTTTTAGAAATAATGTTAGAGATATTGATGAAAAAATAAATGAGATTATAAATCAAAAAGAAATAAGTTATGATATAGATATTATTAAATCTAAAATTGCTAATGTGAATGAAAAGATTGATAAATATATTAAATTAAGAAATGAAGTTAAGAACGATTTAAAAGAAAATTTTATAACAGAAGAAGAATATTGGGAATATTCTGAAGAATACAGTGGAAATATAAGTAAGTTAAAAAAAGAAAAAGAAAAGTTAGAAGAAAGACTTGAAAAAATATCCTTTGAATCTGAAAACAATGAAAGTTGGATTGAAGAAATTAAAAAACTAAAAGAAATTAAAACATTGGATAGATTACTTATTGATGAGTTAATTGAAGATATAGAAATTGATAAGGAAAGAAATGTAAAAATAATTTTTAAATGTAATGATAAATATTTTGAGGCACTTGACTTTATAAATCGTAATAAATGTGATATAATATCTCCGAGTGAAAACGCAGAAATTATAAAAGCAAATTAAGTAATTAAAACATAGGAAGGATGTTTTTTTATGGAGAAAAGTAATAACAATGAAAAGTTAACTAAGGTCGGAATTAACTGGTATCC